TAAAAATATTGATAAAAGAGTATCTACTCTAAAAGGATTAGCTCCTAAGAAAAAACAAGGAACAGCCAAAAATCTTAAAAATAAAGATGATTCTGATTCAGATAAAGATGATTAATTCATTTTATTATATTTTATGCTATTTATAATAAAATTGATTTTAATAAATTTGATTTTAATAAAAGTATAAAAATAAAACGCTATAATATTAAAATGAACAATACTAATTGTGAATTGATTGATGTTACTGATTCAATTATTCCAGAAGAAGAACCAAAATACTTTAATGATGAGGAATCTTTGGAATTATATCAAACTTGTACATATTTAATGGAAGAATTTATTAGAGACCATCCTTCTCTTATTTCTGAACCTGATTTTGATGATATATTTGATGAAAATATTAAGGGATTAATGCATTCTCATTTTGATTTTGATATATTCTACAATGATGATGCTGAGGATGAGATGGAAGAAATTATTGAACATGCGAAAAAAGATTTCTTTAAACATTTTATGCCACCACGTTCTTATGATGATACTATTATATTAGAAGAACCTGATTCTGAATATGTTGATGAACAACTTAATACCTTAAGACATAAACCCCAACCAACACAACGAACAAAAGAATGGTATGAATTTCGTCATAATTTAATTACAGCTTCAAACGCATATAAAGCATTTGAAAGTCAAACGGTCAAAAATCAGCTTATTTATGAAAAATGTCAACCTCTAAACCAAAGTTTATATATAGATAATGATGATTCTTTAGAAAAAGATGATGATATAAAAGAAGTTGTTATGGTTAATACCAACACAACACTTCACTGGGGACAAAAATATGAACCATTGTCTGTAAAAATTTATGAGCACAAATATGATACAAAAATTGAAGATTTTGGATGTATACAGCATGAAAAATATTTATTTTTAGGTGCCTCTCCAGATGGTATCAACGTTGATAAAAATTCAGAACGTTATGGACGTATGTTAGAAATTAAAAATATTGTTAATCGTGAAATTGATGGTATTCCTAAGAAAGAATATTGGATTCAAATGCAACTACAGATGGAAGTTTGCGATTTAGATGAATGTGACTTCTTAGAAACTAAATTTACTGAATATCCTGATTATACTTCCTATTTATCTGATACCTTAGATGAATGGTATGAAGATGATGAAGGTATGGAATTTCAAAATATATGCTTATCTAAAGATAATAAAATGAAGGGTTCAATAATTTATTTTCATACAAAAGAAGGGAAACCATTTTATATGTATAGGCCATTGAACTTAATTCATCCTTATGATATTGAACAATGGCATGAAAATGTTGTTGATTATTATCAAAACAATACAGAATTTAATTATACATATATGAAAACTATTTATTGGAAATTAGAACAAATTAGCTGTGTGTTAGTTTGTAGAAATAGACAGTGGTTTAAAGATAATATTGTTTCTTTGGAAGAAATATGGAGTATAATCGAGAAAGAGAGAGTTAGCGGTTATGAACATAGAGCACCCAATCGCAAACCAAAAAAGGAGACAGTTGAACTAACCACTAAACCAAGTGGTGGATGTTTATTACAATTTAACAAAGAAACAGGAAAAATTACTGTTGTTAAAAAAGATACAGATAATTCTATAAATATTCCGATTCCAGAACTTAAAGATATTGATATTAATTTTAATGATACTTAATTTAATACAAAATATTCTCATTTGTTGGTATAGAAAAATATAATTCATTTGGTTCTGTTCTAAAATATCCTACTCTTGCTCCAGGACCTTCTTCTGCTGGTGGTAACGGCGTAATAATATTTGATTTTTCATCTTTTTTATTATAATAGACAGCATTACAAAAATCAGCACGAACACATGTTCCTTCATCTGGATTATCATGATATCTTAAATTGTTAGTTATTTGTTTAAAAGAACCTAATCCAAAAATAGGATATTCCCACCATATATCACTGTAATTTTTATTTGATGTTTCATTTTTACCAATTTGTGGATAAGTATCTAATATTGGCTTATCTACTGATTTTGGGAAAATTCCAGGAGTTGATAAGTCATATAGACCACTAAACCCTTCAATATTTCTTATATATGGAGCTAAAAATAAACTAACAGCTATTATTCCTATTAAAAATATAAGACTTCCTATAAATTTATCTTTCATATAATATACATTTATATAAAAACTTATTAATTAAACTTTGAAAAAACTGACTTAAAATTAAACTAACAAATATATATATACTATGGAATCTAACGATATGCGTGTTACTAAAAGAAATGGCGAATTAGAGGAAATCGCATTTGATAAAATTCTAACTAGAATCAAAAAATTAGGTCAAGAGGCTTGTATACAAATAAATTATCAACAACTTGTAATGAAAGTAATTGATCAATTATATGATACAATTTCTACAACTAAAATTGATGAACTAGCTGCTGAGCAATGTGCTGCTCTTTCTACACTAAATCCTGATTATGGAACTCTAGCTGGACGTATTATTGTTTCCAATCATCAAAAAAACACTGATCCAATTTTTTCAAATGTAATGTGTGAATTATATCATTTTTATGATATTCATAGAAATCATAAACCATTGGTTTCTTCTGATTTATGGAATTTTGTTCAAGAGCATGATGTTGAATTAAATAAAATGATTGAACATAATAGAGATTATTTAATTGATTATTTTGGATTTAAAACACTTGAAAGGGCTTATTTATTTAAAAAGGGTAAAAATATTATTGAAAGACCTCAGCATATGTGGATGCGCGTAGCTATTGGAATTCATGGAGACATAAATAATCCTAGAGCATTAGAATTAATCAAAGAAACATATGATTTAATGTCACAAAAATATTTTACACATGCTACTCCTACTCTTTTTAACGCAGGAACTCCTAGACCACAAATGAGTTCTTGTTATTTATTAGCAATGGAAAATGATAGTATTGAAGGAATCTTTAATACATTAAAAGATTGTGCTAATATTTCTAAATGGGCTGGTGGAATAGGTTTACATGTTCATAATATTAGAGCAAAGGGAAGTCATATTCAGGGAACAAATGGCACATCAAATGGTTTAGTGCCTATGTTAAGAGTATTTAATAATACAGCACGTTATGTAGACCAAGGAGGTGGTAAGCGTAGTGGTTCATTTGCTATATATTTAGAACCTTGGCATTCTGATATTTTTGATTTTCTAGAGATGAAGAAAAATCATGGAGATGAAGAATTGAAAGGACGTGACCTATTTTATGCTTTGTGGATTTCTGATTTATTTATGGAAAGAGTAAAAGAAAAGAATGGAAAGTGGTCTTTATTTTGTCCACATGAATGTCCTGGGTTATCTGATGTCTATGGACAAGAATTTAAGAACCTTTATGAAAAATATGAAGAAGAAGGAAAAGCAAGAAAGACTATTAATGCGCGGGATCTTTGGTTTGCTATTTTAGATGCGCAAATGGAAACTGGCACTCCATATTTGCTTTACAAAGATGCTGCGAATCTTAAGTCAAATCAAAAAAATATAGGAACAATTAAATCGTCTAATTTATGCTGCGAGATTATTGAATACTCAGATGATAAAGAGACTGCTGTTTGTAATTTAGCTTCTATTGCTTTACCAGCTTTTGTTAATCAAGATACAAAACAATTTGATTATAATAAACTACATGAAGTAACCAAAGTAGTAACTAATAATCTAAATAGAGTAATTGATATTAACTTTTATCCAACAGAAAAAACGAAGAGAAGTAATATGCGTCATAGACCAATTGGAATTGGTGTTCAAGGTTTAGCAGATACATTTATTTTAATGGATATTCCATTTCATTCTGAAGAAGCAAAAGAGGTAAATAAACTAATTTTTGAAACTATTTATCATGCCTCTCTAGAAAAAAGTAATCAAATTTCAATTGAACGAACAAAGCAATTAAATTCATACTTAGATGGTCCAAGAAGTCAACTTTTAGAATTAGTTAATGAACACGAATATTCTGTTTTAAAACGAACAAATAAAGACCTATTAGGAGCTTATAGTTCTTTTGAAGGTTCTCCTACTTCTCAAGGTAT